AGAACCGAATAAACCCCGTGCGGGTATTGATCGCTGAACACCTGCCTCGTGTCATACGCTTGATAAAGATCATGCCCACGATAAACCCACCGATCCGCAATAGGCGCGAGGTGCTCCACGCCATAACGGACGATGGCTACGTGCACCTTCGGCAGAGCGCCCGAGCAGACCCCTGACGTGACCGCCCGAATAAGCCCACCCACAACGGGCACTTTCAGACGATCAAGCCGACGACAAGTGACAAGATATTCGACAAGACTTTCGCGCAGTTGCTTGTCAACCTGCGCGATATTCTGG